ATCGGAGAGGTATTTCTCCATGGCCTGGAAGGCAGAGGAGGCTAGATTGTAAATGCCGATGCCGCCGGCGACCGAAAGAGAAAGTTGGCTGAAAGCGTTCTTAAGATCGAGGGATTTCTTCGCGCTCTTGGAGAAGTTGTTCGCGATGCCGGTCCAGGTCTGATCCGATTCCTTGCCTGCGCGGCTCGCCTTTCGCAGGTCGCTGATCGCCTTGTCGACTTCGGAGCGGAATACAATCTTGAGTTCTTCAACGTCTGACACGGCTCAACTCCAATTCCTCTACCTCGTGGTCGTCGTACTCCTGATCGAGCGCCTCGAGGGCCCGCACCAATGCCGGCCGCTCCGCTCGCCATCCCCGCCCGCCCGGAAGCCCGAAGCGCTTGAAGCGGGTCCATTCCCGCCACGCGCTCACAAAAAGGAGGGAGTCAAGGAGAGCGGGGACCTCGGCCCGCTTCACCGCCACCTTGTGTTCCTCCGTCGAAACCCGGACGAGCTCAAACTCGTCGGGAGCGAACGTAAGCCAATCGCCCGAGGCGGTCGCGCCCGAAAGGCAGAGGCGCGCCGCCAGCCTCAGTTTTTTACCTCATCCTCCTCGAGGAGCGACTCGCGGAAAATGTGCGAGCCTATGTTGATGGCGAGATCACGGCAGCGCCGCGCGCCAGGAGAGCGGACCGAGACGAGCTCCGCGCCCGATTCGATTCCCTCTCCCTTGAACGAGAAGCCGGAGATGGAGGTGATGCACGCACGGGTGAGGGCGAAGAACATGGCGGTCGCCGAGCTCTGGGAGGTGAGGCGGTCGAACTCCTCGGCCGTGGGCCAGGAGATTTCGACGGCGACTCGCTCTTCCTCGGGACGCGGCACGCCCTCCTTCCCCTCCTTAGGCTGTTCCTTCCAGAGGTTCCAGGAGATGTCCGGCTCCCAGCTCGTCACAAGCTCGGAGGTGATTCTCTTTTCTTTCTTCTCGCTCATGCTCGTCGTCTCCGTCCCGCTTACGCTGTGATCTTCCGGCGGTAGATGAGCGGCTGCTCTCCGCCGACGACCGAGTAGTTGAAGTTGAAGAGCTGGGGGCCGTCCATGGGCTTGTCGACCGTGAGGCTGTCGATGACGGACGGCATGTACTCCATGACTTCAGTCTCTCCGAGCACGGAGGTCTCGTTCCGGCCGAGGAAGAAGTGCAAGGTACCTGTCGCGACGGGTTTGAAGATTCGCCCTCCGGCGCCGTCGTCGTCGACGAGCACGAAGAAGCGGGAGAGGATCTCGTCGGCCTTCTCGTCGTCGGTGAAGTAGCCGTCGACGTTGCCCGATATCTCCGGCTTGTCGCCCTCCTGGTAGCTCTTCGCGCTGTCGATTTGCGTCGTCACTTCGAACTTGTCCTTCTGTGCGGACTGGGGTGTGTTCGTGCAGAAGCCGAGTTTCGAGAGCTCAAACGGCCGGGCCTTGTCCCCTGAGACCATGGCGATGGCCGGCTTATTGTAGACGACCGAACCGACGACGCTGTCTTCGGGGAAGGCTGACGCAGCGGCCTTGGCGGTGATCTTGTAGTAGTGCTCGCCGTCGAGCTCGCCCGCGACGCTCACCTCCTCGCCGAGCTCGCCTAAGTAGAGGTAATTCTTAGTCCCGGAATAACGCTTCATTGACGATCCTCCTTAAGTGGACATCTGATCCGCGCTGACGGTCATGAGAACGGTCACGACTCCGACGGGCGCGGAGCCGGAGGCGGGGAGAGAGAGGTCGATGTCGTCGACGAGCACTTCGAAGACAGCCCCGCCCGCGGTCGGGTCGTCCTCGAAGAGCGTTGGTATGGCGTCCGAGTAGACGAGCATCGCGTCGGTGAGAGCCTCGATCGACGAGCCTCGGATGGCGGCAACCATCGCCACGCTCACGCGCGCGAGGACCTTCTGCCTATCCGGCGCGACGTGATCCGGCACGAGGAACACGGCGTTGTACGCGCTTAAGTTGAAGGGGTCGCGCCAGCCGAGTTCGTAGTGCTTCACTAACGGGGCTTCGACGCCGTAGTCGGCCGCGACGGAGGCGATCCGATCGCCGAGGCCGGAAGAGATGAAGCTGAGGAGCTTCCGATATACGGGCGCGGTCCTCATGCGTCGCCCCCGAGCACTTCGGCCGCGCCGGAGAGCTCGCGTTCCCAGCGCTCGAGGTAGGCGGCGAAGACCGCCTCTTTGATCCGCCGCGGCTCGCCTGTGGCCTTCCACGCGACGAAGCCCGGGCGCATGAAGGGCTTTGGCCGGATGACGACCTTTCGGCCGCGCCCGGCGAGCATGCCGCGCTGCATGCCCGCAAGGTAGTTGAGGTGCCCCGGTATGCCCTTGCCGGGCCTCACGGCGAAAGACGCCTTGGAGTCCTTGAGCTTGTAAAAGCCCACGCTTGTGCGCGTCTCGCCGCTTACGACCTTGAGGGCTTGGCCGGAGAGCTCATTTCGGCGGACGAAGTCGGCGAAGTTCTCCGCCCAGAGGTCCGTGATACGGGCGGACATCTTCTCGACGTCCCGGTCCGCGAAGCGATCGAGGTCGCCTAAACGCTTGCGCGTGATCGTCATGCTGATCATAGGCGCATGCTCTTGTAGCTCTCGAAAACCGAGAGTGCCGTCGTGGGGATCGTGATCTCGTACTGCGAGGTCACATTTCCGTCCTTGGACACTGCGCGCGTGCCTACCGTTCCTGAGGAGAGGCGCCGCACGTTCCAGTCGATGCACTCGATGGCCGCGAGCTCGAGGTCCTGCGGGACCTCGTCGTAGCCTAGGGTGCCTGAGAACTTCACGGCGCCTATGCCGCGAGGAAAGACGCCACTATAGAGCTCGATCATCCCGGCCTCGGGCGTGACGAGGAAGTCCGAGGCGGGTATCTCGGTCGCATCGTCGAAGACGCGTTTCGGATCGACCCAGAGATGCGCGACTTCGACGATGGGATATTCCGGCACGAGGAGAGCGGGGCGCCCTGATCCGCCAAGACGAAGGTCGTCGTACTCCCTTAACTTGAGCTTCCGGCCCGCGATGCGGTTCGCGGTGACGGAGACCGCGTCGATGAGAAACTCGACGAGCATCTCTTGATCGTCCTGATAGCCCAGCACCGCCTTCACGCGGTCCCAGGTCGTCAGCGCATCCGGTCCCAGCGCCACGCCCTCCTCCTTCTTAGGACTGCCCGATGTAGGGCCGGCCCTTGACGACGTAGGCCGCGATCGGCGTTCCGGTAGCGTGCGCGCCGGAGAAGTTCGCAAAAAGCTTCACGTAGCGTTTCCCCCCGACGTAGCCGATCTTCGAGACGTCGGAGACCGCATGGGCGGCCGTGAGCGCCTTGACGATGCCGTTCGAGACAGAGGCGGGGCCCTGCACGTCGGCCGCCTCGACGTTCGAATAGTCCTCATTGTCGTCCGAGTGGGTCATGACGAACTCGATCTTGTTCGCGTCCGTGAAGACGATGCCGCCTGCTCCTATGCCGAGCGCGAAGAGGGCCGCCTCGAAGCCCAAAAGATCGACCGCCGCGGGCGCGACATCCGCGTTGTATACCGCGGGAGCTATCGCCTCGACCACTGCGGTCTCGCTGTACATATCCTTCATTCTCAGCTCCTTACTTCAAGATGGAGCGGGCGTGGCGCCCGCTCCCGATCTCAGCCTAGTTCGCCGCGAACTTCAGGACCTTGATTGCCTCGAAGTTCTTGACTCCTCCGCCCGTGCGCTTCGTGGTGTAGAACTCCGTGAAGCCCTTCGTGGTGAAGGGATCCTTGAGGATGCTGATCCCGACCCGGTCGTAGATTTGATATCCTGCCTGAAAGTCGCCGAATGCGATCGCGCATCTGTCGGCGGCTATATCGGGCATCGCATCGTCGGACTCCACCGGGTACCCCAGAAGGAGGCTCGGGACGCCGGCCTGGATGCTCGGCTGCCAGAGGTAGGAGTTCTGCGCGCCCGCTCCCGTCGTGCTCTTCATCTTGCGCACCGCGGAGAGCGTGAGGTCGTTCATGAGGAACGCCCCGTTCTGCCGGTACTTGGACTTCAGGGCGTGCACGAGGTCGATGAGCTTGTCGGCGGGATCGTTGTCCGCAAAAGCGCCAGCCTTGCCGGAGGCGACGTAGCCAATCTTGCCCCAGGCATAGTTTGCGTTCGCGACAAGGTCGTAGGCGAGGAAACCCCGCGGCATGGCCATGCCGTTGCCGCTCACGAAGGCCGAGTCCTCGAGCTCGCCGAAGGTGAGCGCGACTTCGTCCGCGAGCCACGAGGCAATGTCGATGTAGCTGTCCTCCAGGAGGTTCTGCGAGGCCTTGGGGTCCGCGTACAGCTCCCGCGCGAAGAACTCGAGCTTGTCGTACCCGGGCGCGTCGGTCTCGCCGCGGGAGGCCTTCTCGTCGACCCACCCACCGCCCGCTCCCCCCTTGGAGACGAGCCGCACATAGGACGCGGCGCTCCCCTGGCGAACGGACGCGAGGCGCCGCATCGCGATGGTCTTCGCGGCGACCCGGTCGATCGCGCTCTCGAGCTCCGGGATCACCGTATAGCCGGCGCCCGGGTCGAAATCCGTCGTGAGCGCCGCGCTGAACTTGCGCTCCTGGCCCGCTCTCGCCCAAGCGTCGAAGGCCTTGTACGCCTCGGAGCGCGGCTTCGCTTCCCCGCCCGCGGTGCCGAGGTTCATCCGGTTGACCTGGGCCTGCAGCTTCCCCAGGTCGTCGACGATCTTCTGGTTTTTGGCGACCTCCGCGTCGATCTTCGCAAGGCGCGCCTCGATCTCCGCGACGCCCTGCCCCTTCTCGAGGGCTGCGATTCGCTCATCGTTGGTCGTGCGATAATCCGCCCAGGACTTCTGCAGGTCCTCTATCGCTTTCTTCAGTTCGCCTTCCATGACAGCTCCTTATTTCAGAGAGTTGGCGGCCGCCCGGAGCGCCGCAATCGTGGCCTGGACATCGACGCCGGGACCTTCGGGCTCCCCCCGAACCTTCCCAAAGCCGCCGGAAGCTATGGCCTCGGCTTCCGTCCGCGAGAATCCTTCGTCCCGAAGGAATCTCTCGAAGTCGCGAATGGTCTTGATTTCTGAAGCCCGACGAGGAGGAACGAGCGCTTGCGGCACGTGCTGGAAGCCGATGCGCGAGACGTCGAAGGCCAGAGCCGCAGCCTTCGCTCGTTTCACGGTCGTCGCGAAGCCCTTCTCTTTCGCCTCGTCCGCCGTGAGCCAGGTCTCCTCATCCATCATCGCCCCGACCTCCTTGGCGGAAAGGCCGGATCGCGACGAGTAGATGTTCACGAGCTCGCCGCGCATCTTGTCGAGCACCTCGGCGTCCTTGCGCAGCTGGTCCGCGTCGCCCCAGGTGATCGTCCAGGGGTTATGGATCATGTAGTACGACCCCTCGTCCATGACGAGCTCGCGCCCTGCGAGCGCCACGATGGACGCGATCGAGGCCGCGAGGCCGAGCACTTCGACGACGAGCTTCGCTCTGACGCCGGAGAGGAGGTTGTAGAGGGCCATCCCTTCCGTCACCGCTCCGCCCGGGGAATTAAGAAGGAGCCTCACTTCCTTCTGGTCGCGCACGAGGTCGAAGGCGTCCTTGAACTGGGCGACGGAGATCCCAAAGCCGCCGATCTCGTCGAATATGGAAATCTCGGCCCCTTCGTTCTCGACGTCGATCGCAAACCACTTCGTCCTAATTGCCATCTTTGGCTCCTGACGCGAGGGCTAGCAATTTGCTGTTCTGGATCTCGACGAGCGAGCGATAGTCGTCGCCGTTCGGGATCGGGTTCTCGTTTTCCTTCGCGCGCACGTCGTTCTTCGAAAGCCAGCCGCCGTCGCGTCCGATCTTGTAGGCTTCGTACCGCGTCTTGATGTCCGCCCGGAGGATCGCGTCGATGTTGTGCTCGGCGTAGTAGACCTCCGGCACGGTGAAGAGCTGATTCGCCATGGCCTGTTCGATTCTCACTAGCCAAGGCCGAATCGTATGCATCACGAACGAGAGCATGAACTGCTCCGCGCTCGCATAGGTCGCAGTGGTCTCGTTGGCCGAAAGCAGAATGAGCGGCACGCCGAAGAGCGCCGCGATCTCCGACCGCTGCATCTTCCGGGTCTCGATGAATTGCGAGTCCTCGGCGCTCATGGTCAGCCGTTCAATGGTGGCGTCATCCTCGAGAACCCGCGTCTTATGAGAATTGACAGACCCCGCCGACTCCCCGTCCCATGATTCCTTCAAGCGCTTTATCGCCTTTTCGTCCGGGAGTTTGCCCTTGAGCTTGATGACGACGCCCGGCGTGGCGTCGTTGCGAAACAGGCGCGCGGAGAAGTCCTGCGTGGCCAGGGCCGCGCCGAACATCTCTCGGGCGTCCGAGATGACGCCGCGCCCGAGGATTCCGTCCGATGTCAGGCCCCGAATGTGGAATATCTGTGCCTGCGTGAAGGTCTTCTGCGTCCCATCCTTCATCTGGTACGTGTAGGAGAGGCTGTAGTCGGGAAGCTGCTCGACCGTCATGCGGTCGGGGTTCAAGGGGATGATGTCGTCGATGATGGAATCGCCGTGGCTAAGGATCGCGCCGTAGTAGTTCCCACGGAAGAGAAGGTGATTCATCATCTGCGAGCGCCAGTCCATGGAGGTCTGCCACGGATTCGGCCTCGTATGCAAAAGGGTGTAGAGCGGATGTGTCGGCCATCTCGACTTTCCGCCCGAGTCGAGCCGCTTGTAGACGAAAAGCGGCAGGGATGCCACCGTATCGGAGATGACCCGCACGCAGGCGTTCACCGTCCCGATTCTCATCGCCGTCTCAGAATTGACCCGGGCCCCGGAGGCCGTGTCATAGCCGGACAGCATCGCCTCGATGATCTCCCGGCGCCAGTCTTCCGCGGCGGCGCGGAAGAAGCGGCCGACGATCCCCTTGAATGGGCTCATAGCGTGATGATCCCCCGGCCTTCGTAGACCGAGCTTGAGTCGAGCTCATTCACGACCGCTCGCCCGACGGCCATGATCGCCGCCACGATCCCATCGATCCGTTTTCCTGGCACGTCCCGCTTCGGCTTCATCGGCATGACGTTGCCCTGGCGATCCGATTTCATTTCGACACAGGCCATGTTCCAGCGGGCGACGGCATTACCCCCATGTGCGATTTCTCGAGAGAGAAGCTTCTTCTCGAGGGCGTCTGAATAGAGCGCCATGGGGTTGAATGCCTGGCGGACGGGCACCATCGTGAGCCCCGCGCCCTGAAGGTGATTCACGACCTCGGCGGCCTTCCACGGGTCGTAGGCGACTTCCTGGATGTCATAGCTCTCGGCCAGCTCCGCGATTTCACCCTCGACCCAGTCGTAATCGACCGTATCTCCCGGCGTCGCAACGACGAGGCCCTCTTCGATCCAGACGTCATAGGGGACCTTGTCTTTCTGGATGTGCTCGAGTATCCCATCCTCGGGAATCCAATACTTCCAGGCCAGCTTCCAGAGCTCGCCCGGCGCCCGCGGCGGGAAGCAGAGACATACGGACGTGAGGTCCTGTGTGCTCGAAAGGTCCATGCCGAGATAGGCGGGTCGACCCTTGAGCGATTCGAGATCCACTTCTCCGGCGCAGGCCATCCATTGCTCGTCCGTAATCCACCGCGTAACGGCCTGCGTCCAGATATTGAAATTCTTCGTCTTGACGTCGTTCGCCTTCGCCGGCATGGCGAGGGCGAGCTTCACGCGCTGCCGGAGATACTCGCGTTCGATTGACACGCCGAGGTTTGGGTTCGCTTTCTGCCAGACCCGCTCGTCCGCGAAGTTGTCGCCCTCGTCGAGGGAATAGATGATCGCGAAGACATGCTCGGGCCGCGGATCGATCGAGCCCTCGAGGAGCTGCTCAGCGATCTCGTGCTCCTGCGTGAAGCAGGGGCCGGATTTGTCGTAGCCCGCCGTCGTGATGATGAGCACGAGCGGCTGCTGTCGTGCCCCCATGCCCGATTCGAGGACGTCGAGGAGCGAGGAGTCGGGGTGCGCGTGGTACTCGTCGATAAGCGCGATTGATGGATTGAGTCCATCTTCGGTGCTCGAATCTCGTCCCAGGGGCCGCATGCGCGCCGCAGTGCCGGGAATCGTGATCGTGTAGCTCGATAGATATATCTTCGCATGCTTGCGCAGGGTCGGGTGCTTCTCTATCTGGAGACGCGCCTCTCGCCATGCCTTCGCCGCCTGTTCCTGCTTCGTCGCCCCGAAGTAGGCCTCCGGTCCCACCTCCTTGGGCCTGTCGGCGAAGAAGCAGTAGTTGACGATCGCGGCTCCTTCGGTGGTCTTCCCGTTCTTGCGCGCCACTTCGACATAGGCGTGGGTGAAACGCCGACAATCGTTGTCGTCGCGCCTCCAGCCGAAGAGAACCCAAAGATGGAACTGCTGCCAGCCTTCGAGTTTTATGCGCGTGTCGCGGCCGTCGCGTGGGTTCGCCCACACGCCCTGCGTATGCCTGAGCTCCTGGATGAAATCGATGACTCGTTTCGCCTGCGACTCGTCGAAGTGGTAGGGGAAGTCGCTCTGGCCGACCCTCTGTAGATCGTCGACGTGCCGCTGCACGGCGAGGCGGGTCCACTTGCAGACGACGCTGCGGCCCGAGAGCACGTCCTCGATGTAGCGCTTCGCGGTGTAGTTCTGAGCGTCAGCCATGAGGAGCCCCATGAGGATGAAAAAACCCAGAAGGAAGGACTTACGCGCCATTAAGGAGCTCCTCCATCCGGTCTTTCTCGTCCGGTGTTTCCGGTATGTCGATGCGGTTGCGCGCCGCCGGCGTGAGGCCGAACTCCGTCAGGTATTGCCTCAGTTGCGCGAACGCGCCTTTCATCTGGATATACTCCGGCATGGTCTGAGAGTTGCGGCCGTTCAAGTATTCGGCGAGCGTCCGCCTCCTTCGGCGCACGACCGTTTTACCGTCGACCTCGACCGCCTCCTCGACGTGGTAGATGGCGTCGTGCAGCTCGCGGTAGAGCCCATATTGCGTGCAGCATGCCTCGAGCGCGTAGAGGTCGACCTCCGTGAGGACCTTCGTCTCGACGAGCTTGGCCGCGAGGGCCTTCCACATGGACTTGCCCCAGCGGTTGAGGCTCGAAGGAGGCTTGGGTGCTTCCAAGACCTTCTCGGGGTCCGGTTCGTTGCCGGGGTTGCGGTCCTTGCGGAAGGTGCCCTGGATCACCTTCAGGCCGCGGGGCTTGCGGGCCTTAGCCACGGACCGACCCCCTAATAGTCGAATTGACAGAGTCAAAATTAGGCTCACCGGTACGGTCTACGGCCTCAGGCGCCGAAGATCCGACCTCCCCCCGTCCGCGCGGCGTTCGACCCCAGCCGCCGTCCTCGCGCGCGGTCTTGGACGAATGTTCGCCGTGCAGCCGGGGAGTCAACGTGTACTTGCGGTGGTCCGGTTCTCGCGCGGGATCGTAGGGAGGATTGTGGTCGACGTCGTAAAAGCGCCACTGACGGCGGGGAATGCCGGCAGCCCTCAGAACTTCTTCGCGGACCTTCCGCCACTCGCGGCCGTAGCCGCGGGAAGCCGCGCTGCCCCGCCGCTCAGGCCCGCGAGGCGATACTGCGAGTCCTTCATGCGCAGGGCAATAGCCTGTAGCTGATCGCGTGAGACGTGCGCAGGTTGCGACTCGGCAGGGCCGCGGCGGCTTGTACGGCATCGAACCGAACGTAGCAGAAGACTTACTGACATTTCAAAAAAAATAGGTCACTAAAGGTCTTTTTTTATTCTTGACTTCACAGGTTAAAACTTGTACGATATTCTCATATCATTGGAAATCATTGATTAGGCCGGTAGGTATTGAGGGGTTCTTTGTGACAGGGAAGCAAGTCGCCCGCATCTTAAAAGAGAATGGATGGATAGAGGACCGGGTAGTTGGTTCGCATCACATCTTCATTAGGGAGGGCAGGAGATCAATTCCAGTTCCGATTCACGGAAACCAGGATATTGGCAAACTCGCGGAAAGGATATTGAAGCAAGCCGGTATCAGTTAGTTCAATCGGCCTAGTTGTTAGAGGGTGCTAGAGATGCAGTTTTATTGTAAGCTAGAAAAGGACGAAGGAATTATCCTCGTTTCCTTCCCGGATCTTCCTAATGTCCAGACGTATGGGAACACCAAAGAAGAGGCGCTTGCGAACGCGGCCGAGGCGTTGAACGGAAGCCTCGCTTCGGACGTCGCTCGCGGCTTGCTCCCGCCGGAGCCGACGTTCAGGGGGAAGAGTGCCCATCCGGTCGAGGTCGATCCGCATATTCTCATCGCTATTCAGATTCGCCAATTGCGCGGAACCTTGACTCAGGCAGAGGTAGCAAAGCGCCTTGGCGTTACCTATCAATCCTATCAATTGCTCGAGAATCCGGTCAAAGGGAATCCCACGATAAAAAGCCTGGAGCGCGTCGCCCGCGTATTAGGAAAGACGCTCAAAGTTCAGTTCGCATAGCGATTGATCGATTTTCAAAATCCTGTAGATATGCCGGGCCGTTACATGCTCCCGCTGCGCGAGAATATTGACGGCCTGACTCGATGACAGGCCGTCGATCTTCATAAGCGCGCGATACATGCCCCGGACGCGCTCGGACCGGGCGAGGCGATCGAGCTTGGGAAAATACACGCTCGTCCCTCCGAACATTTCCAGTATTTTGTGAAATAGCACTTCATCGCCCACGATCGAGCGCAGTATGGCGATGTCAGAAGTGTCGTCCGAAAAGCTTTCTACGGATTCCACCCGACTCATCGTTTCCATGGACCTGCCCTCGTCTATGCGAACCGCTTCGCCCGAGCGAGCTCCCCGCACCGCCGGAAGAAATACCGGCTCATCCATCCGTCCTCGCTCGTATTGATCCCCGCGCTCTCTGCTATCTCTACGAGCTGCGCCACTTCCTCCTCGCTCAGCGGCTCAGGCGCCGGCGTGTCCCGCATAATTCCCCGAGGCCTGAAGGTCACGCCGTATTCCTCCTCGTAGGCCACGATCGCCTTCTTGACCGTAGCTTCATCCGGTGGCCCGAAACGCACCGGGCATTCTTGCCGGATTGCATCAAACACCCGAGCCACATTCTCCTGGGTCGGCTCCACTCGAGCGGCCAAGTAGCCGCTCACGGCCTCGCGCTCCTCGCCGTCGTAGGCGCCGTATCGCCCTTCGATGAGCCCTACGAGCCCGCTAATCAGTGCGTCGATCATCCCGCCATCTCCTCACACTGCCGCGTGTACCATTCGTCCGTGGCGGCCTTCCCGTAGATGAGCTCCCGCGCCGAGCGGAGCTTCGCAAGCTCCTCGGGGCTCCGGTGCCTCCCCGGCGGCGCCTCGCTCTTCGCCCCGGCTCTCGCGAGAAAGTCCTCGGGCCGGAAGTTGGCAGGAATGAATTTCTCCAGGTGTCGCTCGAAGAAGGCCTGAAGCGTTATGCGCTGGTTCCAGTAGTACCGCCCCGGAGGGCCGGTGAGGATCGAGCCGAAGTTCTTGATTGCAGCCAACACGTCGTCCGAGTGGACGCCCCGGATGCTTCGCCGCAGTTCGCTCCACCGGGCAGCGAATGCGGTCGCGAAGTCGCCGGGCTGGAAGACCCGATCCCCGAGGGCGGACCAGGCGTTAAAGACCGCCCTCGGCATTGCAGACTCTCCGGGAGCGGCGAAGCTCTGTCCTTGGTCTCCAGCCCCGGAAGCTCTGGGCTCCTCTTCCTGGCCCTGCTCTTCGCGCGCATGCGCGGTGTGTGTGTCTTTTCTTTCTGCTTCTCCCTCTACATCTACTTCTTCTTCTGTCGTTTCAGCCCCGTTACCTTCGCGTTTCGGTAACGTTTCATCGCCGTTTCCTGCATCAGGGCTCTCGGGAGCTGGCCATTCTTGAGCCTCGGCCCCGGATTTCGCCGCCCGCTGCCGCTCCCTGTACTGACGCACGCGCTCCGTCGATTCTCCGAGCTGGTATTCGTCCCACGTCGGCGATTCGAGCCGTCCGTCCTGGTTCTCGATGAGGAGCCCGCGCTTTATGAGAATGGCGCGCAGCTCCTGGTATCGCTTCTCCTCGATCTGCAGGACGTCCGCGAAGATGTCTTCTTCGAGGTAGAGGACGCCGTCCTCGCACTCCGTCAGAAATCCAACCCAGAACGTGAGCGCCTCGTGGCCGTAGCGACGCATGAGAAACGCTATCTTCTCGTCCTTCAACATGTGCCGAAAGACTTTGATCCACGGGCCCCTCATTGCTTTCTCCCCGGATCAGGCGAAGCAGAAAGGGGAGCGGCCGAAGCCTCGAGCCAGGCTTCAATGTCTCGTCTCCTGATGACGCCGCCCTCTAGAGGCATGGAGGCGAGAAATCGCCACTTGAAGTCCTGATGGAGCTGATACGCTCTATCAGGCGTCGTGAACCGGAGGAGAATGTTCAGGGCGAGGTCCGCAGGCCCCGAGCCTCCGTAGCCCCATTCAAAACCGGTGGGGGAATGCAGGACCCGAACCTGTTCGAGGTTGACCACGGGGCGACCGTCCCTTCTGTAGAGAATGACGTCTCCGTCGAACTCTCCCTCGACGATGTGGCCGGCCTCGTTGTCGAAGAGCCCCGGACCACTCGTCTGCTTCCGTGCGAAGCAGATCGGCCCAATACCGCGCGTCAGCGATATGGGGTCCGTGAGCGGCTTGCCGCATATTGTACAGGTCATGCTGATACGGCCTCCTTCTGTCCGTACAGGAAATAGGCGAGCGCGAGGAGCTCGCCTACGATGTTCTCCGCCTCGGCGTAGTCGATGACCGCCTGGCCTCGGTTCTTCGCGGCCCGGGCGATGTCGCGGTGGTAGCGGTAGCCGTACTCGCGATAGAGCGTCGACCATGCCCCGTGATAATCCCGGCCGTGCTCGCGAGCCCAGTCGTCCACGATCCTGCGCAACGCGGCGCGCGGCTCCATCTCCACAGGTTGAGGGAGCGCCGCGGCTGCCGACGGCCGCGGAGAGACGGCGGAGTAGGTGAATGCCTTGACTATGGTCGTGACTGTCCCCGCGAGGCCCTCTAGGAGAGCTTCGAGACGGTCGAGTCGGGCGGCGCGGGCCTCCTCGGCCGTCATTACCGCGGCGGGAGCCCCGGAGGCTCTCTCGGCGTTCATGCGATAGACGGCCGCGGCATTCCGCCCCAGGCCCATCTCGATAATCGCTATGGTCTCATCGAGGTCGTAGTCCGCGGGGAGCTCCGGCGAGCTCGTCTTATACTTGGCGGCGATTCTTACGGCAATTTCTTCCGTATGACCTTCCACGGCGCGGTCTGCCGCCCTACTGACGATCTTGTCGAGCCAGTAACGCACGCTGCGCTCGCTCTTACCGACGGCCTCGGCTATTTCTTTCGTCCTCATGCGCTCCTCCTCGTTTCGTTCACAGTGGCCGTGCAGCGATCATGGCTTTCGGCCATAGCCACCGCCACGGCCGCGACATGAATGAGCTCCTTGCGATAGCTGCTCCAATCACCAGTCGACTCATAGCCAGGAAAGTGAGCTTCGCAAACCGCCTTGCAGACCTCGCCAAACTCTTCCCCGAGGATAGAGAGCCAGTCAGCCGGACGATGATCTTGCCGGCCCCACTTCTTGTCCTGGCGGGCCCGCTCCGCCGCAACCTCGGCTAGTACCGTCTCCATGAGGTTCGTCTCTTCACTTTTGCATTGGGGTCGAACAAGAAGCAGCGCGACTTCCTCAAGCGCGAAAGGATCTTCCAACCGAGAGCGCTGTCCGTTTCGCATTCGGGCAGCGATATCCCTGAGCGTGATACATGCTTGTTCATTTACTGTCACGCGTTCCTCCTCTCTTCGAGGGCATGCTCGTAGGCCGCATTGATCTCCGCGGCGCGCGCGGGGTCTCCGCCGTGATCCGGGTGAGCTTCCTGCATGCGCATCCGGTAGGCTGTCTTGATCTCTTCCTCGCTTGCGTCGTCCGCGATGCCGAGCACCGTGGATCATCCCTTGCCGGCGTCGTGGACGACGCAAGCGAGGAAGCCGATGAA